GGAGTTCTCTATGTCTCAACCGATGGCAATGCCAATGCAAACGTCATCGGTGAACTGCGTGTTCGCTATTCTTTTGAGCTCATGACCCCTGTTCTTGAGTCCTCTGTTTTGCCCAATGTGGGTGCTTTTGCGCATATCATTGAGGGTGCCAGTCAGACTGCCACCAACACAAGTCCCCTTGGCACCACTGGAGGCATTGTTCAATCCTCTTCAACACTTCTCGGTACAGCCCCGACCATGACAACCTTTTTGATGCCGCAAGTCGGCACTTTTGTTGTCGCTGGCTCTTGGGCTGGTGCATCCATTGCAGCTGCTCCGACGCTTGTCGCTGGTGCAAATATTGTCAATGTGAATGCCTTGAAGGATGATGGAGGACATCTTGTAAGCTCGTTTCTTAACGCTGGAACTGCTGCAAATGTTCTCGCTTGTTTTAACGTTATTGCTGCTGGCACTGGTTCCGGCAACACTGTCACCATTGGTGCTCTCACGGGCATGAGTGGTGGGCAAGCTGATGTGCTTATTTTGCAAGTTTCTTCCAGTCTCAACGCTTTGAAACCAGCCGATTCTCCCATTGACGAACGTCTCAAACGTCTCGAGCGCCTCCTCGCCCTTGTGGACCCAGAGGATTGTGGCCTTGACGATGATACTGTTTCCGTCACATCTATGCCGCTGACCAACAATAATGGAAATTCACAGAGTTCCAGTTGTGCCAGCGCCATCATTCGCCGTGCTCTTTCAAGAAAAGCTTGAGCATGCGCTTAGCGTCTTTGTTTCAGGTCTTTGTTTTCCGCTTCTAATTGAAAATCAAAGGCCATTCCGCATTTTAGTCGTAATTTTACGGATCATGGAAGGGGTTGTGCCCCCATGAGCGTCGGTCTACCGATTGCTTAACAACATAATGCGACCACCGCTCGCCCTTCTTGTGCGTGCGTTCTGAGTTCGGTTCGTTCCGGCTTAGTTCTCACTTTGGGCTTTTGAGATCTTGGTGTTGTTCACCCTTGTGTCAGGTTTTTAACCAAATTCCTGGCATTAGCTGGGGGGGCAACAATCTATAAT